GTGGCTCGATGGCGGCAACTGCCGCTAATGTGCTGACTGGCATCATTACCGCTACCCCAACCGCATCACGTGACATTCAACTGCCAACAGGTGCAAACCTTGACTTGGCAACTGAGTGGGCTATTGGTGATTCGTTTGACTTCAGCGTCATCACTTTGGCCGCATTTGCTTTGACCCTCACGGTCAATACTGGCGTGACCATTGTGGGTGCGGCTGCGACTGCGGCTACGAGTGGTGCTGCTGCTCGTTTCCGTTGCCGTAAGACTGCGGCTGATACCTTTGTTGTTTATCGCATCGGCGGTTAAACCCAGACAGGCCAGCAGAGATGTTGGCCTGTTTTACATGGAGATTGAAATGCCAATGAAACAAGGTTATTCCAAAAAGACCATCGGCAAGAATATTGCGATGGAAATGAAATCAGGCAAGCCCCAAAAGCAAGCCGTTGCAATGGCACTTGGTATGGCAAGCAAGTCGGCAAAAGCCGCTGGCAAGCCTAGCAAAGCACCAATGAAAAAGAAATGATCAAGTCAGCCGCAATCGTTAAGACCAAATCTCTCGCCCCGTGGCGGGAGGTGCGGCTGCAAAAGCGCAAGCTGAAAAAGGCACAAGCCGCAGAGCGCAAAGCAACAAAACAGGTTCACCCATCGCCGATCGGCAAACGGGTTGTGCTTATTGAAGCGCCTGAAGTTGTTGAAACTCCCATTGAGGAAACTTCTGTTGAGGACACCGCACCAACCCGTGAGGAAATGTTGCAACAGGCAGAGTTGATGGGCTTGAAGGTTGACAAACGCTGGTCAGATGCGACACTTCTGAAACAAATTGAGGAATCAGCATGGGCTACACAAAACGACAGTTTGTAAGTGCCGCCTTTGAGGAAATCGGGCTTGCGTCTTACGTCTTTGACTTGCAACCAGAGCAGTTGCAATCTGCCCTGCGCCGACTTGACGCAATGATGGCAGACTGGAACGCCAAGGGCATCCGCTTAGGTTACCCTTTGCCATCCAGCCCCCAAGATAGTGACTTGGACGAGGAAACCCTTGTGCCTGACTCGGCTTATGAAGCCATTATTTGCAGTCTCGCTATCAGGCTTGCCCCAAGTTTTGGTAAGACCGTGATGATTGAGACCAAGACCACGGCAAAGCAGGGTTACGACATCCTGTTGCAAAGAGCCACATTCCCGCTTGAACAGCAATTGCCTGCAACAATGCCTGCTGGTGCTGGTAACAAGCCTTGGAGGGTCTACGACAATCCGTTTATCAGACCACCAGCCAATCCAGTCACTGCTGGCCCTGATGGGCCTCTCGAATACTATTAAGGACAGTCATGCCACAAATCAATCAGTTACCAGTACTCAGCACTGTTTCAAGCGGAGACCAGTTACCCGTTTACTCGCCCAACAATGGGGATGCAAGACGTTTGTCCATTGGCAATCTGTTGACGTTTTTCCAGCAGAGTTTTGCATCGCCAACGCTGGCGGTGAATCTGTATGTGCCTGGCTCTGGGTTCAACATCACCGTGCCAACCCCAGTCAGCAATGACCAATGGATGCTTTTGCAACCCGCCGGAACGCTGGCAACGGGCACGATTACCCTGCCGTTGAATACTGGTGTACCTGATGGCACTACGGTGCTGATTACCACCACCCAAGAGATTACATCGCTGACTATTGCGTTGAATGGTGCAACTGCTATTTATGGTGGCGTGACTTCATTGGCGGCAGGGACTGCCACCGCCATTCGGTTTTATCAACCCACAAATTCTTGGTATCAGATTAACGCTGAAACAGTTTATGCGGCTGGTATACAGACTTTCTTAGCAACCCCATCAAGTGCCAATTTGCGGGCAGCAATGACCGATGAGACTGGAACTGGTTTGTTGGTGTTCAACACCAGCCCGACTTTAGTCACCCCGATTCTTGGCATCCCGACTTCAGGAACATTGACAAACTGCACAGGCTTGCCGATTGCAACTGGTGTATCGGGCCTTGGTTCAAATGTCGCAACATTTTTGACAACGCCATCAAGCGCAAACTTGGCGGCAGCACTGACTGATGAAACAGGCTCAGGGGCAGCAGTATTTGCCAATACCCCAACATTGGTGACACCAGTGATTGGTGCAGCTACTGGCACAAGTTTGACAGTCACAGGCGTGATTGCATCAACTGGCACGGCTGGCGTGGGTTATGCCACAGGCGCAGGCGGCACAGTCACCCAAGGTACAAGCCGAACCACAGGCGTGACGCTGGACAAAACATCTGGTGCAATCACACTGTTCAGTGCTGCGGGCACAACCAGTGCAACCACTTTTACCGTGACCAACAGCACTGTGGCGGCAACCGATGTCATTATTCTGAACCAAAAGTCAGGCACAGACTTGTATGACTTGATGGTCACTGCGGTGGCAGCTGGAAGTTTCAACATTACTTTCCGCACCACTGGTGGCACGACCACAGAAACTCCAGTATTCAACTTTGCAGTCATCAAAGGCGTGGCGGCGTAATGGCAACCAAACCCAAGTCATCGGTCAATGCGGCTGGCAACTACACGAAGCCAACCATGCGGAAAGCCTTGTTTGAAAAAATCAAGGCAGGGACAAAGGGTGGTGAACCTAACGAGTGGAGCGCGAGAAAAGCACAACTGTTGGCGGTGGAGTATAAGAAAAAAGGCGGGTCGTACAAATGAAAGCCCCGCAGAAAAGCCTGAAGGATTGGACAGCCCAACGGTGGACAACTAAAAGTGGAAAGCCATCGTCTGAGACTGGCGAAAGATACTTGCCTGAGAAGGCCATCAAGTCACTGACAGCGGCTGAGTATGCGGCAACCACAAGGGCAAAGCGTGAGGCTACCAAGGCAGGCAAACAGTTTGCCAAACAGCCTAAAAAGATTGCCGAAAAGATTAAGGGGTTTAGATGAAAGACCCAAGGCTAACCCGTGCTGGCGTTGAGGGTTTCAACAAGCCCAAGCGCACCCCAAGTCACCCAACCAAAAGCCATGTCGTTGTGGCAAAAGCTGGCGATGAAGTTAAGCTGATTCGTTTTGGTCAACAGGGCGTGTCTGGGTCACCAAAGCGTGAGGGTGAATCAAAAGCCGATAAAGCAAGGCGTGAATCATTCAAATCTCGCCATTCTGAAAACATTGCCAAGGGCAAAATGAGTGCCGCATATTGGGCTGATAAGGTGAAATGGTAATGGATTACGAAACCCTTAAAAAAGTTTTGAACGAAAATCAAGGGAAGAACTTTGTCCGCAGAATTCTTAATCCTGAGGCGTATCCAGTTATGGACTTGGGTAAGGGTAATATTGCCACACATCAAATGGAATATTCAGAAGCTGGGCCAAATAAATTTATTGTTTACCCACGAATTGCATACGAAAATAAAGAGTTAAAAAATTATGGTGATGATGCTTTTGATAGGGCGTTGAAAAGCAAGGATTACATTTCGTTTGACAATGAGGCAGACGCAGAATACTTTTCCAAAAACTACAAAGAATACTGGGATAAAGAAAAGAAAGTCTTGCCATCGGTGGGCGGTGAATAATGCAAATACCAATCCTGAACGGCATTTACACCGACAGCACTCCTGAACTGCGTACAAGTTACCCAGTCAACCTTGTGCCTGTGCCAAAGCAGTCAGGCATCAGCAGTGAGTTTTTGCGACCAGGCGATGGGATTGTGTCCAACGGCACAGGGCCAGGCATTGACCGTGGTGGCGTGAACTGGCAAGGCAGTTTGTATCGGGTGATGGGTACAAAACTGGTGGAAATTAACAGCGCAGGCACAGTTGCAACATTGGGTGACGTAGGTGGCCCAACAGATCAATTAGTGACGTTTGATTACAGCTTTGACCAACTAGCGATTGCATCGGGTGGGCGATTGTATTACTGGGATGGTTTGACCCTGATCCAAGTAACTGACCCTGATTTGGGCGTGGTGCTCGATGTGGTCTGGGTGGATGGGTATTTCATGACCACGGATGGCGAGTTTTTGGTGGTGACTGAGTTATCAGACCCGACCCAAGTTAACCCGCTGAAATACGGTAGTTCAGAGGTTGACCCTGACCCTGTGGTGGCATTGCTGAAGCTGCGAAACGAGGTCTATGCACTGAACCGCAACACGATTGAGGTATTTGATAACGTGGGTGGAGATTTGTTTCCATTTGCACGAATTGATGGCGCACAGATACAAAAGGGCGTTGTCGGTACATTTGCCTGCTGTGTATTTATTGAGCGCATTGCTTTTTTGGGTGGCGGTAGAAACGAAGCCCCAAGCATTTATGTCGGGGCATCAGCCGTTGCAGAAAAAATAAGCACACAGGAAATTGACACTCTATTGCTGGAGTACACCGAGGCGCAATTGGCTTCGGTCAAGCTGGAGGCAAGAAACGACAAGAATCACCAGCATCTCTATGTCCACTTGCCAGACCGCACGATTGTTTTTGATTCTCAGGCATCCGCTGCAATGCAAACGCCAGTATGGTTTACGCTGACAACGGCATTGGTCGGGTTTGCACAATACCGAGCCAGAAACATGGTTTGGGTATACGACAAGTGGATGGTGGGTGATCCGCAGTCCAGCAATATCGGCTATTTTGTGCAAGATACTGGACACCACTGGGGCGAACGGGTGCGCTGGGAGTTTGGCACATTGATTGTGTACAACGAAGGCAACGGGGCATTATTTAATGAATTGGAATTGGTGAGTTTGACGGGTAGCGTTGCACTTGGCACAAACCCTTTTATCAGCACCAGTTATTCGGTGGATGGTCGTTCATTCAGCCAAGATAAGTTCATTGCAGTCGGCACGATTGGTAATACGAGAAAGCGTTTGGCTTGGTTTCAGCAGGGTCATATGAGGAACTGGCGCATCCAGCGTTTCCGTGGCGACAGTGATGCTCATGTGTCTTATGTGCGCTTAGAGGCGCAGATTGAAGCATTGGCGTACTGATGGCAACCGCACCAGTTTCCCGCAAGCTGAACCTGACCCGTGACCAACTTGCTACATTCCTGACTGACCAACAACAGATCAGGCAGTTTGAATTGCTGTTTTCCACGGTTGATGCGATTGCGCCTGATGTAGTCAATGAGGTGAATATTTCCGCAGGCACAGCGCAGGCCACAGCAAATGAGGCTTTGGCGCAACTTGCGTATATTGCTCAAGAGTTGGCGGTCAACTGTGCACTGGCAGAGAACAAAGCAAATCAGGCTTTGGCATTGGTGGACAAGCTGAATAAAGCGGTTGAGGGTTTGCAGATGACTCCACCACCACGGGAGTTCAAACGGGCAAGATATGGGTCGTTTTATGACACCACCACCCAGACAGCGACAGTTATCAACACAGCCAAGGCCATCACGTTTAACAGCACTGACTTGAGTAATGGCGTATTTATTGGCAGCCCAACATCAAGAATCATTGTGGACAGCGAGGGTATTTACAACTTTGACACATCGTTTCAGTTGGACAAGACCAGTGGTGGCACGGCAGAGTTTTATTTTTGGTTTCGGCTTAACGGGACTGATGTGCCAGACAGCGCAAGCCAAATCAGGATTCAGGGTAATGATGCTGAGATATTTGCATCGTTAAATTACTTTTTTGACCTGAAGGCCAATGATTATGTCGAACTGATGTTTGCGGTAAGCGACCTTGATGTTGAATTACTTTCTGTTGTTGCAACACCCCCAGTTCCAGCTATTCCGTCCATAATTCTGACAGTTTCAAATAACATCGGAGGTGTCCAGTGACAGTAACAGTAAAAGTGCTTATTCCTGCAAAACAGGCAGAAAACGCACAAACCACCCAATACACGGCAACAAATGCCAAGGCGATTATTGACAAGTTCACGGTGACGAACACCAGTGCAAACAATGTGACTTTCAGTTGCAATTTGGTAACTACTGGCGGCACGGCGGGAGCTTCAAACTTGATTATTGACACACGCACCATCGTGCCAGATGAGACTTACACCTGTCCTGAACTGGTGGGGCAAGCACTGGAGTCGGGCGGATTTATTTCCACAATCGCAGGAGCAGGGACATCCCTGACCATCCGAGCATCAGGCCGAGAGATTACTTAAGGAGTACAGCATGAAAGAGTTTATGGTTATCCCACGGGGCTTTAATGGCCTGCCGATGGAAGAAGAGTTTTTAACCAATGCCCAAAACAAAAAGAACTATGCCGTTGCGGTGGCTGATTGGAACTATGGCCCTGAAATGCCAACGAATGAAGCTGGCGCAAACAAGGAGTTCTACGCAGGGCTGGCAGAGGCAATGCAATGCGATGAAAAAGACGCACGGCGCAAGCATTGCTCAAACTGCGAGTATTACGACAACAGCTTTATGACCCAAGTGCGGATTGAGCGCATTCCGATGGCGGCTTATGACAAGGGCGCAGGGTTCAGGGGTC